TTGTAAACGCCGTAGCATCCCAAAAAGATGCTGTAAGTACGCTGGTATTGTTATTTACAGCCGTACTTAAAAGCCTCAAATAGAGCGCGTTAAATGGAAAAACGGAACCTATGTAAAGACTATCACCGGTGCCAAAAGTAATAGCCTTTCCTGCATGATCGACATCAGTCACAAACGCCGATATATCTGAAACGGTACTTCCAATTTTTGTAAGTACAACATTTTGATTATTCATAAACGCCCCAAATATGGAAAAAATGTTATGCCCATAATGAGCATAACACCCCATGAAAGGAAGTATGACTCAAGATAGGCATCCCGAATTAACCTACCCGTGCGTCCTTGTAATAAACCTCAACAACGATTTGACCTGCTGTCAAGTTTGCCGTACCAATCGTAAGGATAATCTGCTTACCATCGGTCAAAACATGAGGAACCGCCGTTGCTTCAATTGCAGCGACTGCATTCAGGCCAAAATGAGCTTCCGCTTCTGCGTTAACATAAATTGTACCGCTATCAGTATTACCAATCGAAACAGTTGAAGAGCTACCAACTACAGCAGCCGTAGCGCGTGCATAGATTTTTTCAATCAATACGGTTCCGCTAATGGTTCCGAGTACCCAGCTATTGCCAGAATACGCACCACCGTCTTTAGCGAAATCATAGATCAAAGATTGTCTTTTGAGTTCACCGGTGAAACCGTCGGCAATAGTTTTATGATTTTTGCAAATATAAACAGTCATTATTTTAACCCTTTCTTAAGTTTTTTATCTTCTATTTTTTCTTCAGTAACTGGCTCCACATGAGGTAAATAAAACATTACAAATGATTCATTTCTCCTCAGATGAAGACCGATTACTTGCCCAACTTCTCCACTTTGCAAGAAGGCAGCAACATCTTTTTCAGTTGCTAACACCTTCACTTTTGTTTCTGTGTACTTGCTAGTCATTATGTTGGGTAAACCCATCCTGTTGCACTGTTGGTTGTGTAAACGGGATAATGCATCACCGCGCCAGCATAAGCATTAAGTGCAGCGCCACAAACGACATCAACACTCAGGAGAATTCCGCGCTTATAGTTAGAGTGAAGATCAGATACCTTCCATTGTGGCATCTGCTGCATAACGAAGTACAACCATTCGCGATGAAAGAAAAGACCCTGCGATGTGCTAAGGCAATTGTCTTCTGCGGTTTTAAAATCCAAAAGATTTCTGAATTCACTTTGGCCAGAAATTGGAGTTTCACCAACAAACAAAGAGCTTGAAAGGATGCTATCTACGGTGATATCTCCCCAATAAGAAGGGTCAAGAAGCGCGAACCAATTCCCATCTTTTGGCCATTTCTTCTGGCCGCCGAATACCCGTGCGCCACGGAATTCTGTTTTAGAAATTGTAGCTACGTTATAATCACCGTTTGTTCCATCGGTTGTTGAAGCTCTAACGAAACTATAAAGATAAGCATTGATTTGGTCAGAAACCGCTTGCATCATTGTCTCGCGAAGTTTTGGGTCGTTATTGTCCAAAAGACTTTGAAGTTCAACAATGCTCTCAAGTTCGATTGAACTTGACATAACCTTGTTAGCTACGATTGAAGTTCTAGTTAAAACCGCTTTTGATGGTGAAAAGGTATCAGCATCAACACCAACTGTTTGTGTTTGCCCAACCATCGGATTAAGAACAGATACATAAACAGTATCGCCCTTGTTCTGCAAATTACCCTGATAGTTTCTGTTTACAATGTTTACCATAGGGTTAGTTTGAACCAATTGGGAAGCTGACATAGGCGCCCAATATTTCTGGATTTGGTCGGCTACCGCTGCAATATCTGTTGCACCCATTACCATGTTCGTAACTCCTTTTTAAAATTAACTTATTTAATTTGACTTACTTTCCATTTCTTTTGTTCTTTATACGGTAATTTAAGCCAGTCAGCTTGATTTATCGTAGTTTGAACACCACTATTTGAACCATTTCCTGATTCACCCATTGCGTTAGGATTAAAGCCTTTCTTGATAGTCTCAGGATATTGAACTTTAAATGACTCAGCTACTTTAGCCGCTGACATATCATCTATTTCGCCTGTATCAGGGTTCGTTTTAATATCGTTTAAATCAATCAAACCGTAATACTTCGAATCTAAAGAACCACCAATTTTTGAAATTACAGAAGATAGTTTTTGGCTGTTAACTATCCTTTCATTCAGACCTTGGTATTTTTTTCCAATGGCCTCTGACTCTTCCTGTAATTCTTTAATCCTTGAGTCTCTAAGCTCTATTAAGCCCTTCCAATCTCCGTCGGATTTGAGCTTTTCTTCTTTTGTCTTATTGAGAATATCCTCATGCTCTTTGAGCTTGGCCTTAACAGCTTTAGCTTCATCTAAGACACGGGAATAGGTCTCGTATGACACAAAATCTTTTTTTGGGATTGTTTCGTTTTCCCCACCGGGGATCACGTTGGTTCCACCGGAACCGTGAATAGGGTTATCATTTTCTGTAGTCATAACCTTCCTTTCATTCTAAACAAAATTTTTACCTTTTAGCAAGTCCGAAAAAGTTCTTAACCAAAATATTCTTACTTGCTTCACTTCTTGTTTGCTCATGCGAAGAAAAACGCGCCCCATCTTTTCTTGCCAAAATGCTTTAGAAGAGTTTGAAACGCCGAACATATCAGCGCCTGTTGGACCAATACGAATAGCGTTATGGGACATCGATTTAATTTTCAAACTACTAAGCATTGAACCTGTTCTAGTTAAATTAGATTTTTTTGGAGTTGTCATATTAGAAAGAAATGTATTAATCTTTCTTGCTTGTACATATTTAGGAGATAAAGGTTTCAATCTTGATTTTTCAGAAAGATTAGTATCAACCCCATATCCTAGTTGCGTCCTAATCCTGATCTTTTCAATCAAGAAATCACCAATTGCTGACATTTGTTTTTGGCCAGTTGTTGACTGTATTAGTGTGTTAAGCCTTTTTACAAAATCATTTATATTTTCGTTATTTTTTGCCACGTTTCACATCCCGTGATGATAGCCATGCTAATGCTTTTAGAGCAATACTATCTCTGTCAATAGGTTTTTCATGCTTTCGTATAATGCTTTTCAACTTCTCTTTCTCGCCACCAACAAAACCGAGAAATGGCCTTTTGGTATCCGATCTTCCTTGCCATCCTGTAATATGTCCATCAGCTTTATCATTAGATATCGAGCCTCTCTCAAATCCGATAACTATTTTATCATTCTTTATGTCTAAAACTTCTATGTCTGATAGCATGTCACCCGTTTGTTTTAGATTCACCCGTGATGATTTTCCAGCAATTCTAAAATCAAGACTCTTCATATATTCTTTTGAATACTTGGGAAAAGAACCACCAGAATTATCTTTACCTGATTCAGTTCTTTTCCTCATGTACTCAATAATATCCTCCCCTAAAGATAATTTCTCTCTTTCTGAAATATCTTTAGGGATATCTATTTCAATCTTCTGCCAATCCGCTCCCATATTCTATATCCTCCATATCTTTGATTGCAGGATTTTCCGCTGGAATAATCTCCTCAACTTTATTTACTTCCTCTATTGGTTTCTTTTCTTCGTTAATTTCTTCCAAAAGCTCCTCAATTTCATCATCTGACATGTTTGGATTAAGTCTTTTGATTGCTCTTTTTTTAGAAGTTAAGCCAATAGACAGCTCTTCCTTTACTTCTTTTATTATCTCATCTCTTGATTTAATCACTTCAACTTTTGGAAAGTTAACTTCCACATAGCATTCCGGTGAAAAGCTACCTTGTGGGATTTCTGGGTTATTCATTTTCCACAAATCATGTCCATAGTGCATGATAAAGTCAAAAATTGACCGCTCCATATTCCTGTAAACTTCTTGATTTTGAGAAATCATGGCAGAAACATCGGCTTCGTCAATCATTTTGCTTAAGCCTGATGATATGTTTGTCGAGTTATAGCCCAGCACAGAAGCAGATATGCCCCTTGAATTGAGCCACAATTGAAGTTGCTGCATGATTCCGTTAAATACTTCCTGAATATCGATATCAGGTTTTAATACACCTACCTCTGGCTTGTTTGGAGACTCTGGGTCAAAAGGAATAAGATTGAAGAAAGCATTTGGCCCTCTTCTAACCATTTCTTCCTTAACATTGATCCCGTATATTATGGCGTAGCTCATATACTTAATGGCGTAGTTGATATCACCGCACAGCATGGGAATCAGGGTAGCAACAGAAATCATTGACTCATCAGGGTAAGGCATGGTTTCAGTTTTTGATCGATTAGCGTAAACAAAAGGAATCCTCCCATAAAGATTATTTCCGTCAACATTGCCCATATCACTCATTTCATTCTTGAGTAGATCGCCGCGAATATTTTGAATCCAAACCTCTTCTTCTGTAACGCAAAATAACATTTCTTCATTATCTTCACTTTTACCGAAATGAGTTACAAAGATAGTTGCATTTGAAATATCCTGAGTATCATCAGTTACCGCGATATACTCGGAAGGTTCCCAAATCTTAACCCGTGGTTTATGTGATTTAAGATGAAAAATACATTGTACAAGTGCTTCCTTGTAATTATTGTAATTCTTGTCAATAGTCCTTCCGAGTTCATCAAAGTTTATATTTTCAAGATACCATTCGAACATTTCTTCATCATTCGGCGTAGCATCGCATAACCTTCTAACCGGATTGTCTTTGTAAGCCCTTGCTAGCTTATCAACTATTCTTTTTACAATTTCAATTTCCAGTATGCGCGAAGCAATTTCTTCTTGTTCTTTTTTGTCTTTTATCTCTGATTTTATCCGATATTCAACGTGTTTCCTGATCGCCCCTTCGTATAATTCAGACAAAGTTTTACAGTTGCATCTTCTATGATTTTCATCATTTTCCCAAATCTTACCTATCTTCCTTCTTAGAGTTTCATCTCGCATCAATAGCCCCTTTTAGACATTAATCTATCTGTTTCTTTTTTATACATGTAATATTTTTCAGACGATAGTATCCCGTAACCAATTGCCGTTGTTATATGTTGTCCTTCAAACGAGTCATCTTCAATCAAACTACCATTGTCTTTTAGTTTTGTTAATTTCATTCCTCTAATAGTCATTTTACAGTTTTGATATGTAAAAAGTCTAATTTCTCCCAAAGAATTTTTACAAATGCCGTTTACCCTATTATGTCTTGTGCGAATTGGTGGATTTGATTGTGGAACCATTTTAGATACTACCAACTTATTACCATCTATTCTCTGATAATTTTGCAGATATCCCATGATAATGTCATAGTCATTCTTTTTTGACCGAGTATCGTTATGAGCGCCCGATGCATCACCATGAACAATAATTTCAACTCCAAAGTTATCGAGTATTCCCTTATCTGCAATTTCTTCACATGAGTCAAGGGTCCTCATGCCTTCAACTACTACCTCATCAAAAAAGTGATAACTGCAATATTCACCTTGTTCAATCGCCTGAAATATACAGGCTGAAAGCGGTTTTCCAACACCTATATTGAAGTCCCAAGAAATATGGATAGGTAGATTTGAATCAACTTTATAGAGCTTCTTTATTATATTGTAATCACCGAATTGGTAATAAACTACATCGGATCTTAATTCTAGCCACCTCCCAAATATCATCCTTAAGATTTGCTTTTCGTCTAAGTCTCTTATCAGACTAACTATGTAGCTCTTTTCTAAGAAAGGATTATCAAAAGTTAGCGAATAATAGACATGGCGGCTAGGCATTGTCTCCGATCCATCTATAAAGTATTCATGAATCCATGAACTTGGATCGCCGGGGTTCGTAGCTGTAATACAAAGATTTTCTTTTACGTGCGGTATTCTGCCTAGCCTATTTTTTACTTCCTTGAAAGCCTGTTGATACTTACCGTCAAACTCGATAAATTCCTCAAATATAGCCATTGATAGCCTGAGTGAACGAACTTTTGTAAACTTGTTATCTGAGAATGACCTAGAAATAATAGATGAACCGTTCCTAAAAGTTACTTGACATCTTGTTTGATTTATCCAGAAATCTTTTCCTTCTGTCAATCCATCGCATTGCAAATGATCTACAATATCCTTAAATATTGTATCCCTCAAATCAGGCATTGACATTCTGAATATACCTACGCAAGCCTTGTTATATATAATACAATGCGAAACTGCTAAATGAGCAAGGAATAAACTTTTAGCCGATCCCACTGAGCCAGACAATAAAACATCATGAGTACCCAAAGAATAATCAAAGTTTTTGCGGATATCATTTAAAGCCTTCCTTTGCCAAGGAATTACCGGCCTAAATGTGTCGATGGTTGTACCGCTATCTTTGCTTATGCTTCCACGAATATCCCAGTAAGGTTTTAAATCTATATCTGATACTTTACTTAGCATCTTCTTCCAATGCATAGGCAAATTTTATGGGTTTATTACCCAAATCATGGGAGATACTTTCTTTCATTCCAAGATAATTCTTTGATAACCAAATAGCCGCTTGCGTGTTATCCCACTTTGGATTTATAGCCATTTCATAGAGTCTTCTTCGTAAAGATTGCTTACCATCGGCACCAAATTTAAGACGCCATGCCGGAAAATCAAATCCATATTTTTCTATAATTTTGAAGCCCATTGTTTCATCGTCTATATCCAAACATCCACAAATTTCGTCTCTAGTGCATTGGATATGTGCCATACCTTCGGCAATAGCCCACCATTCATTAGAGAATTTTTCGGCCTTTCTACCAGCTCCTTCCCTTAATCCTCCCCGATTTGAAACTGGCTTCGCTGTTTCTTTTGGTGCCGCACCTTTTTTAACCGTTGTCTTTTTTTTCATTATAAAAATCCTTTCATTGTATTTATAATATAATTATATCAAACTGATTAAAATTTAAACAGCTTTGGCAAGGATATAAGTCATGTATGCATATAAGGAATTTAAAATTTATGGAATTTGCCCGTATTGCAATACTGAATATGAGACAATTTTAAACCAAATTCCGGCTTCTTTAGTCTACCAGTGCAGTAAGTGCAAAAGAGGTTTGTCAATGATTACAAGCCCTAACGGATATGCTACGGTTGAAACCGGGACACCAAAGCAATCCCTTGCTGTAATCTCAAATCTATCCCGTGGGTGTTGTGGTCATGATTAATTATATCAAGTTTGCGATCCAAGGCAGAAGCTCGAAATGGTCAAAAGTTAGGAAAGAGTTCCTTGCTTCGAAGTGGAATGGGTCTTGTGCAGCTTGTAAAAGGGATACAGGGTTAGAAGTACACCACATAATTCCATTCGATCTTAGGCCCGATTTAGAGCTATCACAGTCAAACCTAATTACATTATGCAAATACTGCCACTTCATTTTTGGTCATTTTGGAGATTATATAACATATAACCTAAATGTTAGAGATGATACAAAGTGGTATCACGTTAAATTGTTGCTAACTGCCAAGTCCATGAAGGGATAATAAATGAACATAATCGGAATTGATTCAGGTGAGTTTGGTTGTATTGTGGAGCTTGATATACCAGAAGTTACTTGTAGATTTATGCCCTTGCCGTTCCGCGAAGATGGACTAATGGATTATTACAAAATAAGGTATAATATATACTTTGCAGCCGCTAATTATATCGCTATTGAAAAAGTAAACCCTAATCCACTGTTTGGTAGCAGGCAACACACATACGGTAAAAATTACGGCCTCGCCCTTGGGCTATTAGAGCCATATCCACATGAGACATTCACCCCGCAACAATGGCAAAAATCGATACATGGAATAAAAGGAAAGGCTGACGATAGAACAGCAAAAGATAGAACAGCCGCCAATTTTAAGAGAATGAACCCCGATTTTAAAGATAGAAGTGTTACCAAGAAAGAAGCAGAAGGTTTAAAAGATGCTTTTTTTATTGCGTATTATTGCGGTTTAAAGAACAACGTGGTTATGCCTAACTCTTTTCACTTTGTGAAGATTGTTGATGAGCCATAGTATCCATTTTGCTAACCCAGTGTTCCCCTATTGCTTTTAAAGAAGTAGCTACGCAGTTACAACAGATACAAGAGCCATTCATACCCTGCAACATCACCGCAACGTCACGCCTGCTATTTCCACAAAAAGTGCATTTTTCAAAAATTTCCTGTGATGGTTCATTTTCCATTTAGCGTCACGCCTAACCTTTCCCTTACTGCGTTTGAATAAGCGGTGCCTAATTTTAGGCAATTTTGTGGAGTTAATCTTTCCATGAATTTCTCTATTTGCTGAATTTCAAGCCCAATCAAAATATTAGTAATGCATTCAATATAAAACTTCTCCATTTCATTTTCCATATTTCATTCCCAATCATCACAAACAGTGTGAGTAGCTGGTAAACTTTTTAACTCCCAATTTGGGTCGAATTCATGTTTTTCACACCAAGTATTGGCATAGTCTAAATTAACGCACGTATCGCAGGATTTATAGCATTCCCCTCTAAAATTATGCGCATCTTCTTTGCTCATTTTTCCTCCAAATCATCACAAGTCAAAACCAATTCCTCATAAAACTCATGCTTACAAATAACGCAAATTAATTTCATTTTAACGTAACAAATAACTCCAATTCGTTTCGAGGAACATATGGGGCAGATATGACCATCAATCATAGACCATGCTTTAACTTTAGGAGCATAAATTTCACCTTCCATATTTCCTTCCTTGTGTTATTTTAGGAGAACACTCGATACAAACAAATGTTTTGTGTTTCTCTTTCATCTTCCGTTGTTGGTCAGGTGAAATTGCGTATGAATTTTTACAGTGCCGACAACGTACTATTACCAACTTAATGGTATCTTTGTCCTTAAAATCATTTATTCTTTTTTCTGACAATCTGATATCCCATCTTGCTAAAGATAGCTTGTAATGTTTCAAATGAAAATTCAGTATAATAAACATTAGTCCTTTCATCCTTCATTATACATAAAAAGGCGGGTGTATCATTAATACAACCATCATCTTTAATCTGCACTTCGAGCAACAAAACTCTTAACGGATTACGAAATAATTTATATTTGTCCAATGTAAATTTGCCAGTGCCTACCGGAATTACTTCCATACTACCACCCCAAAGAACCCTTAAGAATCCATCCAAGCATTACACCAAATAGCAGAACAAAGCCCATAAATAAATAGGCAACTATCCAAGCCTGCCCCTCTATTTTTTTATCCATTTTAGAATCTCCAACATGAAATCACTACGCATGATATGCTTTCCTTCTGCCCATCTTGCTATCGTATTCCGCGATACTCCAAGCCTATCCGCTACGGCATTAATAGAGCCAAGATGTAAGATTGCTTTTTTTATCAATTTCTTTTGTTCATCAC